ACAGTAAGCCCACCATTCACCCAAAGTATCCGGGCTAGCATTTTCTTTATAACCAAATTCGAAACTATCTCCTAAAGTCCAAAACGCTCCAAATGCTCCATTTAAATTACATAATTTAACACGTGCCTCTATTTTTCCATACATAAATGCAAAATGACCTTTTGATATAATAGAAGATGAAGTCCAATTCCCACTACTATCCTTCAAACCTCTTAATTCTAAAATACCATCATTAATTATTGCATTAGTATTTACATAATTTTGTGTTTCACTATTCCTAACATATCCTAGTTCATAAGACCATTTACTCGGATCTACTATATTGCTTGAAAAATCATCTACAATATATGCACCATTAGAATCTAATAAAACCGTATCAGTATTTTCTTTTTCAATATATTTTACATTAGAGCAAAATGGTATTGAACTAGAAGATTGTCCACACCAACCGCTCATATTACCTTCTAATGTAATTAAAACTGTTCCATCTTCTTTTGTAATTTTTTGTGAAGTTCCATTATATTCTACGATTAATATGTCATTTTTATTTATATCAGGTAATGTTAATTTTGCTATTTTTGAAACGCCTGTTCCTGGTATTGTCATTTTGAATTCTTGTCCATGGTCACTTCCTATTCCTAATGCTATCATATTATAAGTACCATCGCCGTTATCATTATATATATACCAGCATAAACACGCATAGTCTGCAACATTTGGTCTTAATGTGAATTTTAATTTAGATATATTTTTATTTAAATAACACATACCCCACTGTCCAACAGATGATGCAGTTAAATTGGAATTACTGTCTATGATTAAATCATCCACTTTACCTACTGTTTTGAAATCTGATATTACCGCATTAGTATAAGTATCTTGTGTAGGACTTGCTATTACCGTTAATGTAAATATATTACTTGTAGCTATTTCACCGTCACTTGTAGTTACTCTTATAGCCATATTATAAGTTCCTGCACTTGCATTGGCGTCATGTGTAAACGTATAAGTTAAATTGTTGGATGTTACATCACTTGTTTTATCATAATATGTATTTCCACCATCCCAAGATACTTCATGTTTTATAACTGATTTTGATGTTGAATAAACTATGTTGAAAGTGATTTTTTCTACTGTTGTTATATCTGCAATATTACTTACTGTTAATTCTGTAGTTGGTTGTGCTGGAATGTATGGAATATATTTTCTAAACTTACTTGCTAGTAATCCTTGTCCGTCAGCTGTTGGATGTAGACCGTCACTGCTTAATGTACTTGGTTGCAAGTCGCTATCTTCATGTACATCTATTATTTTAATATTGTTAGTAGTACATACATTTTTAATAGCAGTTCTATAATCGTCCAATGTGTTACCAGCATTATTAATTCCATTTGAGTTAGTGTTAAATGTACCGTTTGTCATGTTAAGTGGTATTATCCATATGATTTCAGCTTGTGCAAATTTATTTTTGATTTTTTCTATAAGTTTTTTGCATGCCCCATAAAATGTAGTATCTTCTGTATCATTAGTTGTACCTATATCACAATTTTGCAAATAATCATTGACACCACCAAATATAGTCACTAGACCTGCATTAGCAGAAGCCCCACTTAACCCTTCATCTATTAATGTTGAAAATGTTTTATATCCTGTTGTTTTATTAGTTATATGTGCTCCACTTTTAGCGCAATTGTTTACAGTTGATATATTAGTATATTGATTTTTTAAGATTGTTGGATATTTAGTCAATGGTAGCATACCTTCATCTGTTATACTATCTCCAATTACTTCCCATTCTGTTATAGCACCAAGTATATATCCAAAACTTCCTGATATATCAATAGTTACACTAGCTGTTACTGTAATAATTATATTTCCAGTGACAGAATTTATATTAATTTGCCCATTTGAATATGCGGTAGAAGTTATATCAACCCCACCCATAGTTATGCTTAATGAATTTATTTCATACCCACTATTAGCAGTTATAGTAGCAGAGTAACTGTTCCCATAATCTACTTGTATTGCAGAGTTATTATTACTTACATTAGTTAATTTATTAGTTATACTAAATTTGATTATTGTAGCAGTTATATTCCCATTATCATCCTCAGATAATGTATATTTTTTATTATCAAGTGTTAATATTTTTCCAGTAATCTTTCCACTTATCAAGCTTATATTAGTAGCCATCCTTTGAAACGTATCTGTATTACTTGTTGTTACTCCTTTGCCAGTAATAGCTTGAGCAATTAAAGTTTTACCATTACTGGCAGATTGAAAAACCTCATTTATTGCACCTTTTAAATCTTGTGCTGTTGTAGATAATGTTCCAGATCCTATTATATTTTTTATCTCTGTGTCATCATAATTATGCAGATTCTGCAATTCTTGATGTGCTTCATATATTCCATTTTCAATATTATTAATATCTTCTTGTTTCATAATATCGCCGGTTTTCCATACTTTCTTTTTATATGCCATATATTCACCTTCTTTCAGTTATAAAATTTTGCTATATCCTATCTTTAATTCGCCTATTTTAGAACTTATACTTTCTGTTTCTGTTACAATAGCATAATCAACAAAAGCATAATCAACAATATTATTTTTACTTGGATTATGTATTAATTCAAATTCCTCTTTTGACATTTTTATTATATTTTTATATAATCCACAAATAGGTAAATTGCTATATCCATCATAAGTTCTTGCTTGTATTACTTTTCCTATATTGCCATATCCGTCTGAATAAGGTTTCCACCAAGTACCTACTCTAAATGTATTGCACTCTGGCAACTTAGATAATGCTATTCTCTGGCTACTATTAATTACTACAGTTCCCTTTGAAGCAAAAGTAAATGAGTAATTAAGGTGAGCTGGTTTATATAGTTCAATTGCATTAATAAGGTCTGAAAAATTACTACTTTCAAATTTTGCATTTTCTAAAGTAATATTAAAAATGTAATGTGCATTATCTTCTTCAACTGTTACATTTTCAACATCAAAAAAGGAGTATGCAAGTTGCTTTACTACTTCAATAGTAGTTGTTTTGCTACCCCTCATTTTAGTTAAAATTATACTTCTTCTTTCTTCATATGTTTTTCCTATGCCTCGTGGTAAATATAGCATATTTTCCCAATAATCTAATCCCCAAGTTGCAGTTAAAACATACATTTGTCTTAATACATCTTCTATTTCTTCAACTAATATATCTCTTTCTTTTTGTTCAGCTTCTATAATAGGCCTAGTATATCCATTGTCATAAAAATAAGGTAGTTTATCAATTAAATCCAACTAAACCACCTCGCTCACCGAAATTGTAATTGTATCTATAACAGGAATATAATAATCTCCGACAGGTATATTTTCTTGCTTGCTATTTATTGTATATGCTACTATATCATCTACAGCCTCTAAATCACCAACTACTGATAATGCTTTATAATATATAATATCTTCATCTTCCAAATTATTCACATAATCTGATAAGACTGTTGATATTTGTTCCTTTGTATCATCTAACGAATAAGCACTATCTAGTTTTATTTTAATATCAAATGTTAATTTTAATAACTGTGGAGTATCAACTGTTACAGTTGCTCCTATTGGTCTTTTTTCTTCTATATATGATATAACTGCATTTACAGTTTCTTCACTGCATGGAAGATTGTCATTACCTATAATAAGCACTTTTACTGTTCCATTGCCATTCCAAAGAGGATATACTTTTACTCTTCCTACTCCATCACATTCTAAGGCCCATGCTTTATAATCATTAACATTTCCTGATGTCCTTGGATTTTGAATTATATATTTAAATCTTTCCTTAAGTTCTTCATCTGTTTCAGTATCTACACCATTTTCAAATGCAGTTTCATTAGTTAATGAAGTAACTCCACCTATATGCTCTGCAAATTCAAAAGTGGACCCAGCTGGTAAATTATATTTATATCCTATTTCTGTTGCTTCTACATATAAAGTATCTTCATTTGGTAAAAGTATATCGTTTAATACTATATATTCTAATCCATTAGATGTAATTATTGTACTGTTGCCTATAAAAGTATCATCTAATCCAGTAACCTTTATAGCTCCAGTTGCTTTTTCTCCGTCTTTTCTGTATACCCCAAATTCATTAACTCTTTTATCCAAATAGTCGTCAAAAGTATCTTCTATAAATGCTAAATTAAGTATATCGCCCATAGAGATATAAGCTTTCGCTAATTCCTCAGCTAATGGTGCTAATAAGTTAAATGATACTGAACCTTCTCTAGTATCTAAATTATTAGCACTTGTATTTTCCAAAATTCTTTCAATTAAGGCTTCATATGTTTGCTCGCTAAACAACAAAATTCACCTCCAATTCTTCATAAATTGTTATTGCTCTCATATCTGCTTGTAATGTATCTCCATCAAAATCTACTTCAAGTTTATTTATTTCTAATATATAAGGATTTATCAATAATGCTTCTTCTATATATCTAGTAACCTCCATTTTAGTAAGTTCA